GTCGGTCACAACGTGGTGGAACTTGAGGTGCGGGAAGGCAGCGTTTACACGCCGAAGGTACTCGACCCGCTCGGGGTAGGCGCCGTCGGTCGAGGCCGTCAGCACCTCCAGGCCGGCCGTGTCGTGCATGAGCAGGAGACACGCCAGCGAGTCGAGCCCGCCCGAGAATTGGAGGAGCTGCATCAGAAGGCCATGATCCCCGCAGAGGCGAGGCCGCCGAGGCCCGACATCATCCCCTGCGACTGCTGCTGCTGCGCGTTGTAGGCGTCCATCTGGGCCTGCCCCGTCATCTGGGCCGCGCCCAGGTAGTTCGTCGGCGCGGCGGCCTGCGCGTTCTGGAACCCGGGCATCTGCGGCATGCCTACCTGCGTGCCAGAGAGGATAGCGTTCATCTCGTTGAGCGGCTGGTTGCGCTGCATCTGCTGCTCGGCGATCTGCTGCTGGCGCATCTGGTTCTGGTAGTTCGCCGTGGCCTGCTGCTGCGCGAAGTTCGTGCCCTGGTTCTGGTTGAACATCCCGGCCTGGGTGACGTCCTGGCCGAAGGCGTTCTGTAGATTCTGGTTGTACATGTTCGCCGAGCCCATGCCCATGTTGTAGCCCGTCTGCGCGTTCTGGTTCTGCATCCCCGCCTGCTGCATGCCCTGGCTGAAGGCTTGGTTCTGCGTCGAGTTGTTGAGATTCGCCAGACCCATCTGCTGGTTGAAGGCGTCCATCGCGGCTTGGTTGCCGATCTGCACGCCCTGGTTGGCGATGCTCGCAGACTGGTTCGCGAGCTGCCCCGTCGAACTCTGGTCGCTCGACCGGAGCTGGTGGGCTTGGTTGACCATCTGCTCGCGCTGGAGCTGCTCGTTGAGCGACGCCGCACGCTGGCTGTCCATCTGGCCGCTGATCGAGAGCTGCTCGCCGAGGCCCTGCTGGCGCATGGCGTTCGCGAGCTGGCTGCCCTGCAGCGCCATGCCGAATTGGTTCGCCTGTTCCCGGCCGCCCTGCTCGAAGACGTTGAGCTGGTTCTTGTTGGCGATGCCGCCCTGGAGCTCCATCGCCCGGTTGTAGGCGGCGCTGCCAGGGGTCAGGCCCTGGTTCGCGAGCTTGAGCTCCAGCGCCTGTTGTGCGCGTTCGTTCTCGGGGCGCAGCTTGTCCATGAGCATCTGCTCATAGCGCTGGCGCGAGGCGTCGCCGACCGATGCGTCGACGCCCTGGCCCATTGCCGACAGCTTGCTCTGGTCGACCAACGCGCCACGGCCGGTGAGCTGGCCCAGGTCGATGCTGCCGGTCGCGCCGCCGTTGATCGTGCCCGACCAGCCTCCGCTGCCGCCCTGCATGCCGGGCAGCTTCGAGGTGTCGAAGCCGGACATCAGGCCCCCAGCCTGGGGTGCGCCCGAGAGCTGGTTGATGAACTTCGAGGGGTCCAGGCCCCGGAGCTGGTTCTGCCACTGCGAGGCGTCCATGTTCTGGAACTGGCCCGCGTTCGTGCCGACGTTCGCGAGCTGGCCGGCCTGCGGGGCTTGGCCCATCGCCTGGAGGTTGCTCCAGTCGAAGGGCTTGCTGTAGGCGTCCTGCAGGCGGCCGATGGAGCCCTGCGCGACGTTGGCCTTGCCGAGCGCGACGTTCTGCTGCGCGGTCAGCGTGGCCTGCTCGGCCGGCGACAGGTTGATGTTCTGCGTCCAGTTCGTGACCGGCTTGCCGGTCGCCGGGTCGGTCGACTGCGCCTGCGACCATGTCTCGGTGCCCCACGGCGTGTTGACGTTGGGGCGGTTCGCGACGGTCGCGGCGGTCTGTGCGGCGGCGCTCGACGCGGCCGTCGCCTCGGCAGCGCCCTTGTAGTCGGGTGCCGGCGGGGGTGCGCTCTTCTTGCCCATCAGTGTGTCCTCCGTGGCGCGAGCCACTTGCATTCATTGCGGTACATGATCATCAGGTGCAGGGCACCGTCGGGGTGAGCGCCGGGGATGACGTTGATCGTCTTGAAGCCGAGCCGCTTGTTCATGTCGAGTGCGACCTGATTGCCGCTCGGCACAAGGCCCATCACGCACTCGCAGCCCATCACGTTGAACGGGTAGTCGAAGGTCGCGTGCAGGATCGACTTGTCGATCCAGTGCGGCGTGCCGGCCATGTGCATCATCACGCTGGATCCGTTGAACCCGTCGTAGCCGACGACGCCCATGATCGTGTCCCCGGCAGCGTTGATGTTCGCGATGCACTTGATGTGCGGCGTCGGCACGTAGCCGATGCGCTCGCATAGCCACGCGGCGAGGATGTGCTGGTTCGAGCTCGTGAGCATGTCAGAGTACCCCGCCCTGTTCGACCAGCGCCTGCCAGCCGATGAAGATCGTGTCGGCCGCGCCGCGGACCTGCATCGACAGCGAGCCGTAGCGCCCCGCGCCGTTCGCGCCCATCCACGCCTCGTAGTTGCCCGTTGCGCCTGACCAGACGGCATTGTCCCAGCTGCCCTGGTCCCAGAAGTTCTCACCGGCATTGAGGTACGCCGGGGCGCCATCAGGCAGCAACAGCGACCACTCCTTGTTCAGCTGCGCCTTCACGCCCGGGGCCGAGCTCGAGATGAACGACGGCCGGACCATCAGGAAGCGCTTGATGCGGAAGCCCTCGCCGAGAGGTTGGAACGCGGTCACCACGGTGCCGAGCAGGTCGGTGCCTGGGGTGCCGTCCACCTCGCCGTCGGACTGCCCCTGGAAGGCCCACCAGACGTTGCCCACGAGGTCGCCGATGAACGTGCGGCCGTCCATCGTGGCGACCGTGTTCATGGGCAGGCCGCGCAGGTTGCAGAAGGCCTTGTTGTTGACCTCGTACGCCCACTGGATGTTCTGCGCGTTGTACTCGGGCAGGTTGATGATGATCAGCTGCTCGTGGGGGACGAACGCGATCTCCCAATAGCGCGAGCCGAGCGTCGACGCGACTTGAATCGCCAGCTCGCTGTTGATGTTCTGCGCGATCTGCGGGTTCTCGAAGAAGCCCTGGCCGCGCATCAGCTCGGACATGAACACCATGCCGCGCTCGGACAGGATCGCGACGTCGCTTCCGTACAGGTTGAAGAATCGGTTGCCCACCGGCACGCGGCCGATGTACCAGCGCCCGGCAACGCCGAACCCGTCGACGGCCTCGGGGTCGGTGCCCTGGTACACGAGGACGTCGCCCTGGTCTGCGATGACGATGAACTTGTTGTCGAGGCCGACGCCGGCGCTGCCGTCGAACGTCCAGTTCACGAGACCCACCACCGCGCCCCCGTTGGGCAGCATCGCGCCGAAGTCGAACTCGGCAGCCTTGCCGGCGAACTGCCCGGGCGGCAAGTACCAGCAGCGTGTCGTGCCGGCCTCGATGAACCAGAGGCGGTTCTTGAAGACGGTCAGGTAGCCGAACAAGGCAGGGTCGACGCCCTCGATCTCGCCTGCGGCCGTGCCCTGGAGAATCTTCACCCAGCCGGTGATGGCATCGTACTTGTACAGGCCGACGCCCAGGCTCACGGCGAGCATCACGTGCACGCCCTCGGTCGAGGTGAAGTTGATCGACGTCCACTCGCCAGGCACCGTGCCCGCGACGTTGAGCACCGGCACCGGGGTGATGCTGGCCGGCTCGGCGATGGTGACGTCGAACACGGCGCCCGTGCTAGTGGCCGCGAACATCTGCGCGTCGCCGGTCGGCGGGTGGTACGCCATCAGCGAGCGGATCTCGCCGCCCATGTTCGAGACCCAACGGGTGTAGCCCTTGCGGAGCTGGCAGCCGAGCACGCGCGGGATCAGGTTGTCCATCCTGATCGCGGTGAACGGGTTGCCGCCAGGCAGCGGCTGGCTGACGTCGACGCCCTTGATCGGCGCGCTGAACGGGTACGCCTGATGCGTCTGCGTGGCCGCTGCCTTGCGCGGCGCGCGCTGCCGGGGGGTCTGGACGGTGACGAGGCTCATTGGTAGTACGGCTGTTGCTGCGTGCGTGACTGGGCCATCGCCTGGGCTTGCGACTCACAGTCGCCGCGATCGCCGCTGGCGGCCACGAACTGCGCGTTCTGGTCGGTGCAGATGAAGGTGCGCCGACGGAAGAACGTGTTGCCGTAGGGCGTCCCCGAATTCGGGTTCGGGACGTCCTCGATGGTCTCGGTCACGACCCAGCCAGGTGGGAGCTCGGCGGCCATCTCATTGCCTCATGCCGTACAGCGAGGCTTCGGGAAGGTTGCCGATGCCGATGTACGGGTAGTCGTGCCGGCCGCCGGCCATGTTGAGGATGTTCGCGCCCTTCTGCGCGCCGACGCGCGAGTCGTAGGCGACCATGAAGTTGCGGGATGCCGCGCTCGTGTCGAAGCCCTTCGCCTCGAGCCACTTCACCACCGTGAGCAGCGTCATCAGCACGCCGTCGAGCGTGAACTGGTCGCCGTTCTTGCTGGCGATGTTCTTGAAGAGCGTCGGGTCGTCGGCGTCGATCACCAGCGCACGCGACAGGTACATGAAGCGGAACTGCTGCCCCGGCGCGGCGGGAGCGTTGAGGAAGTAGATCTTGCCCTCGCGGATCTGCCACGTGAGCGTGAAGTTCGCGCTGATCGGGAAGACCATGTAGGTCATCCAGCCCTGCGGCGAGACCGGCCCGACGGCAGGGAAGCGCATCGCGCCATTCCACTGCGTCTGGTCGATGAATCGGTAGAAGTCCTGCGGCAGGTTGAACGGAGTCTCGGTGGCCTGCGACGGGCTGGGCGGGACGTCGGTGAACACGTCGATCGAGCCCATCTTCGTCTGCGACGGCCACTCGTACATGTTCAGCAGCTCGAGCGACGCCAGGTTCGCCGTAGCCTTCAGCAGCACGATGTTCGGGTCGGCCGAGCCCGCAGGGTCGGCGGGCTTGGGAAGGGAGAGGAGACCGCAGGACGTACCGATGACGCTCGACAGCGTCTGGTCTCCCGTCATCTGGTACGAAGCCATGCGTGCTCTCCGGTTACATCAGGTCGGCCGCGTCGCGGGCCTTCCCCTTGGTCGGCTTGTTGTCCTGAACAGGGTGCGCGGTCTCGGCGGTGCTTTGCAGCCGCGCCTCGAGCTCCTCGATGCGCTTCAAGAGCACCTCGTTGCTCGACACCTTCTGCAGGTACCGCTGCGCGGCGGCCTTGAGCTCGCGCGCGCCCATGAAG